AAGGGCCAGGACAAGCTGGCCCGGCTGTATTCCGTACAGCACCTGTTTGCCGAGGGCATGGTTTATGCCCCTGACCGGGCCTGGGCCGATCAGGTGATCACCCAGGTGGCCGCGTTCCCGAAGGCCAAGCACGATGACCTTGTGGATACCGTCAGCCAGAGCTTGCGGCACCTGCGCGACCTGGGGCTGCTGACCCGTGGCCCCGAATGGACGGCAGCCATTGAAGACAGCATGGCCTTCCAGGGCAAGTCACCTGCGCCATTGTATCCCAGCTAGCAATTATGCAATATGACCCCGAGAGGGAGTGACCATGCCACTTGTCCCTGGCCTTAGCCCGTCTATCCGTGAGCCTGCTCCCGAGGAGCAGATGCTGCCCGATGGGGCCGATATCGTCATTGCCGAAGCCGATCCGGCTGCCGATCAGCCTGAGATGGATGATGCAGGCAACATCCTGTCTATCGAACACGCTGATGGCAGCATCACCGTGCGCATTGATGGCCAGCCTCTTGAAAGCGCAGCATCACGCAAGCCCACCGGCTGGTTTGATAACCTTGTCGAGCAGATCGACGACATGGAGCTTGGGCGCATCAGCGAAGACCTGCTGCGCGGCATCCGTGACGACCTGACCAGCCGCAACGATTGGATCGAAGACCGTGCCACCGGCTTGAAGCTGCTGGGGTTGAAGATTGAAATCCCAAGCATGAGCGGCACTGCCGATGGTGCGCCGGTCGAAGGCATGAGCAGGGTGCGGCATCCACTGCTGCTTGAAGCCGTGCTGCGCTTCCAGGCCAACGCGCGCTCTGAGCTTCTGCCGACTGATGGCCCGGTAAAAATCCGCAACGACGACAACGACCCCAGCCTTGAAGAAGACCGGCTGGCCGATGCGCTTGAGCGTGACCTGAACCACTACCTGACTTCCACGGCCACCGAATACTATCCCGACACTGACCGCATGCTGCTGATGCTTGGCTTCGGCGGCACCGCGTTCAAGAAGGTGTATTACTGCCCGCTGCGCAATCGTCCTGTTTCTGAAACGGTTGATGCTGATGATCTGATCGTGAACAATGGCGCGACTGATCTGAAGAACGCCAAGCGCGTCACGCACCGCACCTACTTGAAGCCAAGCACTGTTAAGCGATTGCAGATTCTGGGCGTGTATCGCGATACTGATCTCAGCACCCCCAACGAAATCAACTACGACAGCCTTCAGCGCGAAGAGAAGGCGACTGAAGGCGTCACTATTGGCATCAGCAATCCTGATGATCGTGATCGCGAAATCTACGAATGCTACTGCGAGCTAAACGTCAAAGGCTTTGAGCATCGGTGGAAGGGCAAGGATACCGGGCTTGAAATCCCGTATCGTGTGACGATTGATCTATCGTCGCGCAAGATCCTGTCTATCGTGCGCAACTACGATGAGGATACTTCAGAGCTTCCTGAAGCCCGCAGCAACTTCGTCAAGTACACCTTTATGCCGGGCTTCGGCTTCTATGACATCGGGCTGCTGCACATCCTGGGGAACACGACCAATGCGGTGACCGCAGCATGGCGTGAGCTTCTGGACGCGGGCATGTACGCCAATTTCCCAGGTTTCCTGTTTGCTGATGCCGGTGCGCGCCAGAACACCAACATCTTCCGCGTTCCGCCGGGCGGTGGTGCGTTGGTGAAGACCAACGGCATGCCGATCCAGCAGGCGATCATGCCGCTGCCCTACAAGGAGCCAAGCCAAGCGCTGATGGCTCTGGTGCAGAACATCGCTGAGACTGGCATGCGCATCGGTGGCGTGAGTGAGATGCAGGTGGGCGAAGGCCGGGCGGATGCTCCGGTCGGCACCACGCTGGCCATGATCGAGCAGGCGCAGAAAATCCTGAACAGCGTTCACAAGCGCATGCATTCGGCGCAGGCGCAGGAATTCCAACTGCTGGCCGAATGCTTCCGTGAGAACCCAGGCAGCTTCTGGCAGCGCAATAAGAAGCCTGCGCTGCCGTGGGATGAGCAGCGGTTCCTCCAGGCGCTGGATAACTGCGAGCTTGTGCCGCAGGCCGACCCCAACACTGCCAGCCACACGCAGCGCCTGATGAAGGTGATGGCGTTGAAGCAGCTTCAGCAGGCGCAGCCGGGCTTGTATGACCCGATTGCGATTGACACGGCTGCCTTGCAGGCTATGGGCTGGAATAACCCTGACCAATTCTTCGCGCCGCCTGACGCCCAGGGCAAGCCGCCGCCTGAGCTGATGAAGGCGCAGGCTGAGCTTCAGATCAAGAAGCAGGACGCCGACACCAAGGCTATGGAAGCCCAGGCGCGGGCGCAGAAGATGCAGGCTGACACGGCGTTGGAGGCCCAGCAATTCCAGTCCAATCAGGCCATGCATGAGCAGCGCATGGGCTTGGATGTTTCCAAGTTCCATGTGCAGACCGGCTTAGAAGAGCGGGCGATGGGAGCAAAGACCGATGAAGCTATCGCCCGTGAACGCCTACAGCTCATTGACTTGGCGCAGAACCTTGCGGTTCACCCAGAGAGCGCGCCGGTTGTGGCGCCGCTTGTGCGTCCTGCTTTCCAGGCGGTGACGGAGCGTGAGCTAGAGGAGAAGGCGCGGCGTGGTAATCTGCCGCCGCTGCCAGGGCTTGGTGGAGCGATGCCGCAATGAATTACGACCCCGACAAAGCAATCAGGCAAGCTTTGATGGTTGCGCGGCGTCAGGCTGCGTATGGGGGTCAGCAGAGTTATCCTGGTTATAGGCCTATTGATCCGTTGACCGGGCTGCCAGAGGATGAAGGTGCGGAGGTGGTTGAATCTACTACCGCGCCGCGCCCAATTGGCGGTGCCATTTCTGATGGCGGGAATGACCGCGGCACACCTGGGCCTCAAGGCGCGCCCGGCACGGGTAACTTTGTTCAAGACGTAACAAGCTTTGGCAAGGCGGCTGGCCCTGCTTTGGGCGGTATGGCGCTTGGGGGGCTCATGGGTGGCCCTGCTGGCGCTGTCATGGGCGCTGTAGGCGCGACTATGGCGCAGGGCGCTGCGCAGGCGCTGGGTCTTTCTGCCGAGCCTACGGGACCTGTTGGAAGCCTTGCGGGCGTTGCCGGTAATATTGCGCAGACGCAGATGGGTATGACGCCTACCAGCAACCCTATGGATGCGGTTACTGCGGCTGTGACGGGGCCTGCGGCCCCTGCTGATCAGGAGGATGCTGATCAGGGGAATGCTCAAACTGCTGGTGTGGCGTCATCTCAGGCGGGTGAAAACGCTGACAATGCGAATTCAATGTCGGAAGCAACGACTACTGACGCTGCTGGCCCTAGCGAAGGCCCTGGTGCTGGCTCCCCAGGCCCTGGCGGTGACTTTGCTCGCGGCGGCGATGTAAAAGGCGGCATGCACCCGCGCGATGACATAACTTCTAACGAAAATTTCAACGCTTGGTTTGGCAACAGCGTTGCTCACGACAATGGTGTACCCATTCGCTTTTATCATGGAACATCAAAAGACAAAGATTTCACTTCATTTAATATGGGGAAGCATGGCGTTTGGCTAACCACAGACCCCGAAGAAGCCAGCGCTTATGCAGAGCAAAATGACAGCCAAGGGTATTCTTATGCGTCTGGCAAAATAGAACCAACCAACATTGCAAGCCGCGTAATTCCTGTTTATCTAAAAGCTGAAAATCCCTACACGGGTGATCTGCCTGAGCAATTCAAATCTGATAATTACAAAAAGGCGCAGTCTACATTTTTTGATCAATTGCGGGCTGCCGGATACGATAGTTGGATTCCAGAAAAGCAAAATGGCAAGCTTGCAGTTGCTTTAACCCATCCAACTCAAATCAAATCTGCTGTTGGCAATAACGGTAATTTTTCCCCGGAAGAAAAGCACATTGCAAGGTCCGATGGCGGTGAGATCATGCCGCAGCGCGACCTGGGCGCTGATCCCACGGTGCAGCGGGCGCTGGACCTAACCCGCGGCAATGATGTATCACCCATGGCAGCAGCGCGAAGCGTTGCATTAGGAGAGACATATGGCGGTCAAGATGCCCCCGCATATAGCGAAGCTGGCACCGAAGCGGGAGGATTACCCCTCGAACGAGGCGTATCAGGAAGCGCGGGACGCATTTCTTCATCGCATCAAGCACCTCTTGAAGGTCTTCCCACGCGCGTAAAGGTTCCGTTGACCGGCGAAGTCATCACAGCCGGGCCAAATCATCAAGTGCGCGCTATTGCAGAGCAGTACATGCGTGATGCTGGGCTGCCGTACAATGCGCCGAAGAAATATGCCAAGGTGGATGCAGGCCGCGCCAAGCGCATTGCCGATGAATATGAGCGCATGGCCGATGATCCTTCTCATCCTTTGGTGAAGGCGTCCTATGATGCTTTGATCAGGGAAACCATGGCGCAGTATCAGGCTGCCAAGGCTGCCGGGTTTCAAGCGGAATTCTGGGACCCTGAGAAAGAGCGCGATCCTTACGAAGCATCGCCGCGTATGGCGATTGATGATGTGAACAAGAACCATCACATGTATGTGTTTCCCACATATTTTGGTTATGGTTCAAAGGAAGTTCCTGCTGATGCTGCGCAGAAAAACCCGCTGCTGGCCGATAGCGGTGAGCGCTGGAATGGTTACCCCGTCACGGTGAACGACATTTTCCGCGCCGTGCATGATTATTTTGGTCACGCAAAAGAAGGCGTGGGCTTTAGGCATGACGGCGAGGAGAATGCGTGGCGTTCTCACGCTTCCATGTATTCGCCCCTGGCCCGGCTGGCGATGACCAGCGAAACGCGCGGGCAGAATAGCTGGCTTAATTTCGGGCCGCATGGTGAGAAGAACAAAACGGCTCGCACTGAAGACACGGTATTTGCCGATCAAAAAATCGGCGTGATGCCGCCTTGGACGACGCACGAAGGCGCTGAGGATTTTCTGCGCCCAGAGGACCGGGAAGCTATGGAGAAGGCATACACGCAGTACCGGAAGGCTCGCGGCGGCAGCATTGGCTACGCTGACGGTGGTATGCCGGGCGATGATCCAACGGTGCAGCGCGCGTTGGACATTACCCGTGGTGCGCAACCAACGGCGCCAGATATGGCGCGGCAGACCATAGGGCAATCATCGAAGCTTGCATCTACGTTTCAGGCTGAAAATCGCCCTGCTGTTATTGTCTCTCCGCGCCCAGGGAAAATTGGCGGGCCGCCCGTTCAGCGTGAGATTGCAGAGGGGCTGCCAGAGGATTTTACGCAGGATCGTGAGCCCTGGTCCTATGCGACCCCCAACATCATTGGTGCGACTCAGCCGCCGCCGGTTCAACATCCCGTGTTTAACGAACCCCGGATGGAAAAGATCACAAATGCCACAAGACAAATATTTAAAAACAAAGACTTTCATAGTTTGATCCGTGATTTGACCGGGCTTCAGGGGCTGAACATCACGCCAACTGTTGGCACCTGGAAGAACGAAATGGAGCCATCGTTCATCCTATCGCATCCAGATATGACTGATGAACATGCAGAAAAATTAGCGCATTTACTTGGTTTTGGTTTCCAGCAAGATGCAATTTTGCAATCAAAGCATAATCCTGACATTGAAAATGGCGCTCCTGCTGTTTTGATGGGGACGGGCAAGAAATTGACCGCAGGTCAAATAGACGCTATTCATCATGAAGCCACAAAACATGGCATAGATTTTACGGTTACTGGTGATGGTAAAGCAGCCAAGTTTGTTCACTTAGGTGATCAAGCCGGTCTTGAAGATTTTTACGGTAAGATAAAAAACATCTCTGATGTTGCAAATCTTCCAGAGCTTTACCACGCCAAAACAACAGGGAAATTGATAGATGCGCAATCCTATCTCGATGGCATATTCGGAAGCCCTGGCGGCGAAGTTCGGGATCAAACCGGCACCGGCAGATCACCCGATCTATTCCGAAGGATCGTCAATCACGTTCTTGCGCCATACGCCAAAGCGGTCGCAGGGGAAGGTTACCGCCTCTCCCCAGAAAGGCTTGCCGAAACGTACGGGCTGAACGACGAAGAGCGTGAATATTCCAGGACTGCTTTATATCCTGGCAAGAAGGATGATCGTACCACTGTCCCCTTGATGACGGGCGAAGAGCAATTGGATGTGCGCCCGACTGGTGAGCGCGGGCGCGCATCTGTTGGCGATGTGTTATATGCCCTTCAAAACCGGGCTGCGGCCAAAGGGCAAATTGATCCTGGTGATTTCAGTGACACTGCCAAAAAAGACATCGCTCAAAACATCGCAAAGGAAGTGGCTTACCACGTTCAGAATTCAGACAAATCAGCAATTGGCTGGTATGATGATGCGTTGAAAAACGCCATGTCTCAGTACTCCGGGCGTTTCCCTGAGCTTGAGACTGACCCGCAAAAGCGCATGCTTTTTCATGCGCTGCTTGGCATTACTTCGCAGGGCAATGACGTTTACAACAATTCAATTCATGCCATGCGCCTTTACGATCAAGTGCGCAGCGGCGAAAAGTCTCTTCCTGATGCTGTGAAGAATTTGAAGGGTTCTTTTGGTGATAAGACCAGAGCAATTGAAAGCAATTTGCTGAAATTTCATCACCTCTTGGAGAACAATGGATATAATCGCATGAGCGATCTATTCAATCAAACCAAGACAGTTGGCGAGTGGAACAAAATTCTTCGTGAAGACAAGACTTTGCGCGGCCCTGGTGATGATCAATTGAAAATGCAGGGTGGTTCCGGTCAAAAAGTCACTGGCTGGATGGTCTTTGGCCCCAAGATTGGGTCGTTTATCAATAACCTGCATGGCGATTATTCCACGCTCACTGCCGATCTTTGGTTTAGCAGGACGTGGAACCGTTTGCTTGGGCATAATTTCATTCACACGCCTCTGGCAGAAGCAAAGCAATACCGCGATTTCCGCGATGCCTTGCGCGCTGAATACTATTCGTCAAATCCCAATGTTGGTGTGGGGCCAATTCCAAAAACTGAGGATGGTAAGCTTGTTCTTACCAAGAAGGGGCAGCCTGAGCCTTGGGAGTATGGAAGTGATGCGCCGCAATTAAGCAAAGAAGAATTTGAAGATTTGCTCAATGATCCTGACAAGATGCTTGGTTTTGCACAGGATGTGACGAAGCGTTATCGTGACAGCCAGTTTAAAGAAAAGAGCGATCTGCGGCGCAGGGCAAAGAATTGGATTGAAAATCGTGAGCTTCCTGTTGCCGTGCCGCGTGGTGATTTGGAGCGGCAGTTTCAGCAAGACACAGTGGAAGAGGCGCAAAAGCTTCTCAAAAAGAAGTATGGCATGAATATCAGTGTTGCTGACATTCAAGCTGCCCTCTGGTTTCATGAGAAGGAACTTTTTGGCAAGCTTGGCGTGGCGTCTGAAAAGGCGCAACCAGCCGATTATGCTGACGCTGCGCGCCGCACCATGCAATTGATCGACAGCGGTGACTTATACCGCGTGAAGTCGAAGGAGAAAACCAAGAAGGCGAAACCGCAAGAAGAGTTTGCGTCTGGTGGCATCACGATGCCTGTGCGTGATTCTGCTGTTGTGGAGCGCGCACTTCGGCTAACTTCTGCCAAACGGCCTATGGTTGCCTTGGCCGACTTATTTCAAAGGCAACTGCGGGGACGCCCGCCCTCCTAGGAGAAAGTGCTATGTCTGAAACCAGCGCAAAGTCGATTCGGGCGGCCCGTGAAGCCAAGGCAAAGCGCCTTGGTTCTGCCGGTGATCCGAAGCAGAAGGTGGATGCTTCCACCTGGACGCCGCCGGAAATGATGAACACCAATGCCAAGACCGGGCTGCGGCCTGTGTCGCGCCGCCAGTACAAGCGCGGTGGCAAGGTGGGCATGGAGGCCGAAGGATCTTGCGGCCCGACCCGTGCTGACCGCAAGCCGCGCAAGAGCGGTGGCGAGGCCAAGGCTTACATGGCGGCGAAGATCAACCGCGATGTGAAGGAAGCCAACGCTGAGCTTGGCAAACCGCACATTGGTGGCATGAAGAAGGGTGGCCGAGCGAAGCGTCAGGCTGGTGGCATGTTGCCGGAAGGCATGCGCCAGGGCATTCAGGCTACAGCTGCCCGTGGTGCCAAGGAAATGGCCGACGAAATGGCCATGCGTCAGCTTAAGCGTGAGAAGGCTCCCCCGCCGCCTCCGTCAGAGCGTGGTGAGCCGCTTATGGATCGTACTTCCCGCGAATATATGAATGCAATTCAGGAGGGCAAAAAGCACGGTGGCCGGGCGAAGAAGATGGGTGGCGGCATGTCCGGTGATCCGCGCCAGGGCGCTGCTGAGATGATGCAGAAGGCTGCTGCGATGGGCAACGTGCCTGCTGATCGCATGGGCTTCAGCCGCCTTCAGAAGGGCCGCATGGCCCAGATGGCGGGGATGAAGAAGGGCGGCAAGGTGAGCCATCAGGAGTGGGAGCATTCCAAGGCTGACCTGAAGCAGGACAAGAAGCTGGCCAAGAAGCACGGCATGAGCATGGAGAAGTGGGAAGGCTCCAAGCTTGATGAGAAGCACGATAAGCAGCAGTCGGCTGAAGGGTTGAAGAAGGGGGGGCGGATTAAGAAGCAAGTTGGTGGTGGCCTTAGCACTTCGTCATCTCCGGGTCTGGCTGCTTCGCGCCCGAGATATACAATTGCGCCTGTTGTCCCCGGCCCTCGTGCTGCGCGTATACCGCGTGGGGCTGGTGAAGTGGTTGTGATGGGGTTAATGCCGTCCACGGCTAATGCTGGCCATGATGAGGCATTGCGTGAATATATGCGCACGGCCACTGCCCCAAATTATGCGGAAGACATGAGTGCGGCCCCGTATATTTCTCGCGGTACTGCTCCGTCATATGCAGAAGATATGTCGGCTGGTCAGTACCGTGATGCCGGGCCAAGGCCATTGTATGTCGAGGAAATGGCGGCTGCCGCCCCGCAACGCTCCGCGCCTCGCCCAGCTCCCCGCGTCGCCGCGCAACCCCAAGCTGATACGCTTGAAAAAATCGCCATGGGCGCTGTTTTAAGTGACATGATGAAGGGCGGTGACGTTCAACCAGAACGTGGTTTCTTTGAGCGTCTTGGCCTTCGTCGCACCAATGAAACTGGTGAAGGTGCCGCAAGCACCGGCAGCCTTCGTGGTGACCTTGAAGGCCTTGGCCGCACCCTTGGCTTCAAGAAGGGCGGCAAGGTGATGGAGGGCAACTATACCGGCGGCACTCGCCCGACCGGTGGCCGTATTGCCAAGAAGGGTGGCGGTCGCGCCAAGGGCAAGACCAACATCATCATCTCCATCAATCCTGGCGCTGGCGCTGCCCAGCAGCAGGGCATGATGCCTCCGGGCAACCTGCCGCCGGGTGCTGGTGGGCGTCCTGGCGCTGGTGCAATGCCTGTGCCTGTTGCTGGCCCGCCTGGGGCTGGTGCGCCGCCTCCGATGCCCATGCCGGTGCCGATGCCCATGCCGATGGGTGCGGGCGCTGGCGGGCCTCCGATGCCGCCTCCGGGCATGCCGATGCCGCGCAAGGCTGGTGGCCGCGCATACCGTTCCTACAAGGACATGGATGCCGGTGCTGGCAGTGGCCTGGGGCGCCTGGAGAAGACCGAGATCGCCGAGCATCAGCGCGGCGCACGGAAGGCCGGTGGCCGCACCTATCGTTCCTACAAGGATATGGATGCTGGCGCCGGTAGCGGGCTTGGCCGTTTGGAAAAAACTGAAATCCAAGCCCGGAAGAAGTGAGCAGGCAGGCTCAGCGCAAAGAAGTCTGAATGCCTCTCATGGGCGGCGGCGTCACCCCTCTGACGCTGCCGCTCTTCATCAACAAGAGGGGCGAACGTGGGGGTTCGATGCTTACAAATGCGATGCTCTTTGAAAAAGAGCTTCGAAGGCTGCTTGATGAAGAAATTGAGCGGCTCAAAGAAAATTTAACCACCGTTCCGGTTAATATGCATGGACCGAATGGGGTTGAATGTCTCCAAGGCGCGATTCACGCGCTGCGGGGGGTCACCGATCTGATAGCAGTCGCCAAGCTGAATTCAGATCAAAGTTCACGCTGAGAAAGGGGAAAGTAAATGCCGTTCATGATCATGGATCATGCTGTTGATCCAAAGCAAAAGTTACTTGAAGACATTGGGGATATCTCCAGCGTCGAAATCTTCAACAACCAAATCCTTGTTGCGGTCTACGTCAGGCCCCAGAAAACCAAGTCTGGGATCTATCTGAGCGACCAATCCCGCGAAGAGGACAAAATCCAAGGCAAGGTTGGCCTTGTGGTGAAGAAAGGCCCGTCTGCATTCGTTGATGAGGCCAATGAATGGTTCAAAGATGTCTCCGTTGAGGTCAATGATTGGGTGGTTTTCCGCCCGTCAGACGGATGGAGCATCACGGTCAACAATGTGTTGTGCCGGATGATTGATGACACAGCAATCAGGGGCAAAGTCGATGCCCCAGATCGCGTTTGGTGAGGTGAAAAACCATGTCTGAAACTGAAAAAGACATCGAAATCGACTTTGATGCCGTGGAAAAGGCTGCCAAGCAGCCTTTTGAATACAGTACTGTGGATCTCAGACCCAGCGACTTTGTCAATGATGACCGCGACCACCTTCGTGTTTTGTGCCATGCATGCCAAAACCCTTCATTTTGCGTACAGTTTCTTTGTCAAAGACTTGTTTTTTTTGAAAAA